GGGATTTGGCACTATGCGGGGTCTGTATCGATGTGCCCACGTAGCTCAGCTGGTTAGAGCGCAGAACTCATAATTCTGAGGTCCCTTGTTCGATTCAAGGCGTGGGCACCAATTCTCTCAAATACTTACCAAAGGTATCGACAGTTTTCCGCTTAAGCCAATAGCTTAAGTCCCACAGGCGTACCAACTCCCGCAATCAATCACAGCAGGAGGAGGGATTTTTCGCAGAGGGACGAATGGGAACTATCACGAAAAGAACCGACTCGAAGGGCAACACCTCGTATATGGCGCGAGTGCGCCAGAGGGGATTTCCCCACCTTACTCAGACCTTTCACCGCAAGACTGACGCTGCTGCATGGGTTTCGCAGCAGGAAGTAAAGATACGCCAAGGCTTGTACCTCGATGACGTCGAGGCAAAGCGTCACACGCTCAAGGAAGCGATTGATAGGTATAAAGCCGAGTTTGAGTGCGACATCAACCGAACATGTCATCTTCGTCGATGGAGAGAGGTAATCGGCCCACGCCTCCTCTCTTCAATCGACGATGTCATAATCAGCGATGCTCTGACCCAAATAAAACCCAAGGAAGGTCGGACCCAGAATAACAAACTCTCAGCGGGGAGTGTGCGTGTACATCTCTGTAGCCTCTCGGCTGTGTTCAAAGCCGCACGTCGATGGGGGTGGGCTAAGAAGAATCCAGTAAAGGAGGTCGAGCGACCAGGTCAGGGGAAGATTCGCGTTCGCTATCTCGACGACGACGAGCTGAAAAGGTTGTTCGCGGCATGCAAAGAGAGCCGCTACAAGCCTCTCTACCTCATCGTTGTCCTCGCGCTCTCGACCGGTATGCGGAAGGAGGAGCTCCTCTCACTCAAGTGGAAGGATGTTGAACTCGATAAAGAGCGGATTATCCTTCAGCAAACCAAGAACGGCGACCGCCGAAATGTTCCGCTCAAAGGTGAAGCCCTGGCGCTCCTCAGGGAGCACTCCAAGGTTCGACGCATCGATACCGATTTCCTATTCCCCGGCGAGAAGCCCTCTCCCCAAAAGGAGTGCAAGCCTGTCCCGGTGAGTGAGCGACACTTCGATATTACCGCCGCGTGGAATGCTGCACGCAAGGCTGCCGAGCTGACCGACTTCCGCTTTCACGACTTACGCCACACCACCGCGAGCTATCTCGCGATGAATTCAGCGACGCTCGTCGAGATTGCGGGAGTGCTAGGGCATCGCGACCTTAATACCGTCAGACGGTATGCGCACCTCAGCGACAGTCACTTGGCTGATAAAGTTGAGAGTATGAACAGGAGATTTATCAATGGAAAATAAGGTAGGCATGAATACAGCGGCATTTCATCTCCAGATTCGGGAACACGTCGAGATTCTACAGCTGAGGTTGCAGGAGGCGTTGCAGTCATACAAGGGCAGTAAATTCCAAGCCTATGAGGAGGAGAACATCGCCGACTTTCAGTCCCATCGGTCGCCAGGCGCTGGGCTAAACCATCGCCAGACGAATAAGTTCACATCTTACAAGCCCCACGTGTTGAGAAAGGACGAGTGCCTCATCCAGGTTAAGGAGGCTATCGACGCGCTTGTTGGTTGGCTTCAGAGCCCTGGGGAGGACTTTCCACTCGAGAAAATGCTCTGGGCAGAGCAATGCCTTCTTCTTATCCGCACGCAGCAACAGCTCCCAGTTCAGAGGAAATCCGATTCTGTTCGATATCACGGGAGAGTCGTCAAACTTATCGACGGGGCCTACCAGAAGAACCGAATAGCGACAAAACGCGGTAAAGAAACCTTTTGGACTGATTATAAAATCCGCAAGGCAGTTGCAGGCTTCATCACTACGTTTCCCGAAGAGTTTGAATTTGAGGGGGACCTGAAGGATGCCGCTTCTTCCGGCTCAGTTAAGTCAGGTATCAAGGAGGCCATCAAAGACAGGGGCGTCCATTTTCCTCCCAAACCGAGGAACAAGGGGCGTGGCGGCAGCGTACAAGGACCTCGGTAGTAAAAAACTTTAGGGCTAAGACGTTTAGCCCTAATGCCTTCTCCCCCGCATTCTCTCAGGATTGCGTTATTGGACAATGTTGTCCTGTAACGACATCGCAAGGTAAAGAGAATGCTAACAACACCTCCTATCCACAGATTCATCCCACTTACCAAGTGGAACCAATACTACCCAGACCCTTCCGTCAGCGGCCTCCGCTGGCTCGTTTTCTCCAATCCGGAGTTCAACCGCAGATGCACTCTGCGTCGTGGTAAACGGGTGCTCATCGATGCTGAGGCCTACCACCAGTGGCTTGAGGAGCAGAATCCCGATAGGGAGTTAGCCGCAAAAGACAAGGGCGTTCGTTAGACTCAACACGGAGGGAAAGCCAATGCCTCGTCGTCCATTAAAGCCGTGCACCTTCCCAGGCTGCTCTCGACTGGTGGAGACAGGCTGTTGCGACCTCCACGCGAGAAGCAAGCGGGCCTTCTATAAGGCTCAAGATGAGAATCGAGGGTTTTATTCCTCTGCGAAGTGGCAGCGGTTACGAGGCTGGTTCATCCGACGCAATCCGGTCTGCGTTGTCTGTCTTCACCCTGCCGAGGTTGTCGACCATGTAGTCGCCATCAAGGACGGGGGCGAGGCACTGAACGAGGCTAACCTTCAATCGCTCTGCAATCGCTGTCACCAGCGGAAACGGGGCCAAGAGGCTCACCACATAAGGGGAGGGGGAGTTAAATCTCTGGGGCCTCCTGTTCCAGACCGCCACCTCAGCCTCGCGCACACGGCCGCGAAATTTGGGGAGATTTTTTGTGGAGATACCAATGGGAAGAAAGCCAAAACCTAGCGCGTTAAAGCTCCTAAGTGGCAATCCAGGGAAGAGGCCGCTCAATCCTGCGGAGCCGACCTACCGGGCGGATGCGGAGCTGGCACCACCAGAACACCTCGACGGAAAAGCCCGCGAGGAATGGGTACGATGTGCGCCGCTCCTTCGAGATGCGGGTGTTCTGACAACTATCGATAAGACCGCCTTCGCTGCCCTCTGTATGTGTTACTCCCGGTGGATTAACGCAGAGCAACTCGTTCGACGTGAAGGGTGCGTCATCTCCGGGAGTACGGGGAGTCCCGTGATGAACCCCTACGTCAGGGTTGCCGCTCAGGCACTCGACCAGATGAGAGCCTTGATGGGGGATTTCGGAATGACCCCGTCATCACGCAGTAGGCTAAGAGCTGATGGTGCCGGTGAGGACGAAGATGACCTTGAAAAGGAGCTCTTTGGATAATGACGACTAACATCGACGCTCAGTTCTGGTTTGACGACCGTGCCGCCGACCTCGCGTGCGCCTTCTTCGAGAAGTATCTGGTACACGTGAAGGGGGAATGGGCTGGACAGTCGTTTAAGCTCGAACCGTGGCAGCGGGACGGCATTATTCGACCGCTCTTCGGATGGAAGCGAAGGGACTCCGACAAACCTGAAGAGTGCTCTCGCCGATATCGTACGGCCTACATCTTCGTTCCCCGAAAGTGCGGCAAGTCGACCCTCGCTGCCGGGATTGCCCTCTATCTCCTCTTCGCCGACCACGAGCATGGAGCTGAGGTCTACTCTGCTGCCGCCGACCGGGAGCAGGCTGCAATTGTCTTTGAGGTGGCAAAGCAAATGGTGAGCGCGAACCCCTCTCTCTCAAAGAGGTCAGAGGCCTTCAAGAGAGCTATAGCTATTCCCTCGACCGGGAGCACCTACAAAGTCCTCTCTGCCGATGCCTATACAAAGCACGGACTCAACGCTCACGGCATCGTCTTCGATGAGCTGCATGCCCAGCCCTCTCGAGAGCTGTGGGATACCCTCACAACCTCAACAGGCGCTCGTCGTCAGCCCCTCGTAGTCGCCATCACCACAGCCGGCTACGACCGCAATTCAATCTGCTGGGAGCTTCACTCGTACGCGAAGAGGGTCGCAGATGGCTCAGTCGATGACCCATCGTTCCTGCCGGTTCTCTACGGCCTTGAAGATGACGATGATTGGACCCTGCCTGAAAACTGGGCCAAGGCGAATCCGAGCCTCGGCGTCTCGCTCAAGCCCGATTACCTCCATCAGGAGTTCAAGAAGGCTAAAGAGATACCTGCCTATGCGAATACCTTTCGTCGCCTGCACCTGAACCAGTGGACCGAGCAAGAGAGTCGGTGGATTTCCTCTGAACTGTGGGATTCATGTGATGGAGCCGTGGACCTAAACCGCCTCGAGGGACGCACTTGCTACGCGGGTCTGGACCTCTCCTCCACAACAGACATAACCGCTTTAGTGCTCCTATTTCCCAATCCTGATGGTAGCTACGATGTACAGCCACACTTCTGGATTCCCTCCGAGAATATCGGCCGACGAGAGCGGAAGGACCGAGTTCCCTATTCCGAGTGGGCGCGACAAGGATACGTCTATACAACGCCCGGCAACGTGGTGGACTACGACTTCATTCGAGCCAAAATCAAAGAGCTGTCCGAGCGATTCAAAGTAGCAGAGGTTGTGATTGACCGTTGGAATGCGACACACCTCTCTACGCAGCTGATGGGGGATGGCTTAACGGTGGTACCGTGGGGGCAGGGATTCTCATCACAATCCACCCCGACCAAGGAGCTTATGAACCTGCTTTTAGCTGGCAGGGTTAGGCATGGAGGCAATCCGGTCTTACGGTGGATGGCTTCGAATGTGGCGGTCGAGGAGGATGCTGCGGGGAACCTAAAGCCTTCACGGCGTAAGAGCAGCGAGCGAATTGACGGAGTGGTGGCCCTGATAAATGCGCTCGGAAGGGCGGTGAGCCTGCCTAACTCTCAGGCAAGCGTCTACGCGACACGGGGTATCCTGGTCCTCTGATATGAATGGGACTAATTCAGCTGGTGATACACCCCTAAAAACAGCCTTCCTAGAGGAATTCTGACCCTAGATTACCTGGGTATTACATTGTATAAACTGCCTGAATCTTTAAAGTTTAGGCCAGTCATGAACCAACAAAACCTCTCCTCCTTTATCTGGTCAGTCGCCGACCTCCTTCGTGGCGATTACAAGCAATCTGAATACGGTAAGGTCATCCTGCCGTTCACTGTGTTGCGTCGTCTCGATTGCGTGTTGGAGAACACCAAAGCAGACGTGCTCAAAGAGCTTGAGGTGCGTACCAAGGCGAAACTTAATCCTGAACCTTTCTTGCTCCGCAAATCCGGACAGCTTTTCTACAACTCTTCACCTTTGGACATGAAGAAGTTGATGGGCGACCAGGACCATATCAAAGAGAACCTCTACGCCTACGTCCAAGGGTTTTCGAGCGCCGTTCGGGATATCTTCGAGTGCTTCGATTTTCACACCCAAGTTGACCGACTCGCTAAAGCGAACCTCCTTTACCTCATCACCGAAAAGTTCGCGAACATCGACCTGCATCCCGAAGTGGTGAGCAACGCCCAGATGGGAGTGGTGTTCGAGGAGCTCATTCGAAAGTTCGCGGAAATCTCGAATGAGACCGCAGGAGAGCACTTCACCCCGCGAGAGGTTATCCGATTGATGGTTAATCTCTTATTCATTGAAGATGATGAGGCGCTTACCAAGCCTGGTGTCGTTCGCTCGTTGTACGACCCGACCGCAGGTACCGGGGGAATGCTCTCAGTCGCCGATGAGCACTTGAGCAGTCACAACCCCGATGCGCGGCTCGTGATGTACGGCCAAGAGCTTAATGCCGAGTCGTATGCAATCTGCAAAGCTGACATGCTTATCAAGGGACAGGACGTAGGAAACATCATCCTGGGGAACACCCTCTCCGCGGACGGTCTGCCTGGCAAGCACTTCGACTACATGCTTTCAAACCCCCCGTTCGGTGTTGAGTGGAAGAAGATTGAAAGGGAGATTCGCAAAGAGGCTGAGGATAAGGGCTTCAATGGACGGTTTGGTCCAGGTCTCCCACGCGTAAGCGACGGCTCGTTGCTCTTCTTAATGCACCTTATTTCAAAGATGCGTCCAGCCAAGGATGGCGGCAGTCGATTTGGAATTGTGCTAAATGGGTCTCCACTCTTTACAGGCGGCGCAGGTTCCGGCGAAAGCGAGATTCGGCGCTACGTTCTTGAGAACGATTTGGTCGAAGCTATTATCGGGCTTCCGACAGATATGTTCTACAACACCGGAATCAGCACCTATGTATGGGTGGTGAGTAACCGCAAGCCAGAGCATCGCAAGGGCAAGGTACAGCTCATCGACGCCAGCAACTTCTTCCAAAAGATTCGAAAGAACCTCGGCTCAAAGCGTAAAGAGCTGAGCCCAGAGCATATCGAGGAGATTACCAAGATATTTGGTGAGTGTAAGGAGCTCACAAAGGACGGTGCTCCTCTCAGCAAGATTTTTAGCAACGAAGATTTCGGATACCGCGCCATCACCGTTGAGCGACCCGAGAGAAACGAAGCTGGGGAAGTCGTTCTCGGTACGAAAGGAAAAGGCAAAGGCAAGCCGGTTCCCGACGCGAATCTTCGTGATAGCGAGAATGTGCCTCTTAACGAGGACGTCGAGGACTATTTTAAGCGCGAGGTGTTGCCGCACGTTCCGGATGCTTGGATTGACCACGAGAAGACCAAAGTTGGCTATGAGATTCCGTTTAATCGACACTTTTATGTATTTAAACCGCCGAGGGAATTGGAGGAGATTGATGTTGAGTTGAAGAGTGTCACAAGCCGGATTCTCGAAATGATTGGGGGGCTCTCGGCATGACCCTTAGAAGGTATGAAAAATACAAAACTATTAATCTTCCTCACTTAACGGAAATACCATCACACTGGGAGTTTCTTCCCAACAAAGCTTTGTTCTCGCAGGTGCACAGAGCAGTGGGAGACGACTGGGTTCGGACTCAATTACTGTCTCTAAGTTTAAAGGGGATAGTCAGGAGGGACATCGATTCGGGTGAAGGTAAGTATCCAAGCGATTTTGGTACGTACCAGTTGGTTGAAACCAATGACTTGGTTTTTTGCCTTTTCGATATGGACGAGACGCCGCGGACGGTGGGTCTCTCCGGTCTACGAGGTATGATAACGGGCGCATATGATGTGGTGCGATGTCGACCCGGCGTCGTTCCGGCATACGTACATTATTACTACCTTTACGTTGACTCCTTCAAAGGCCTTAGGCCTTTTTACACAGGCTTACGAAAGGTGGTGCGTCCACCCACTTTTATGGCGGTACAGATGCCTGTGCCATCTGTCGAAGAGCAAGCTGCGATTGCGGAGTTCCTCGACCAAGAAACCTCCAAAATCGACGCTTTAATAATCGAGCAACAACGCCTGATAGAACTCCTGAAGGAGAAGCGCCAAGCCGTTATCTCTCATGCTGTTACCAAGGGACTGAATCCTCATGTTCGGATGAAGCCCTCGGGTGTTGAGTGGCTGGGGGAGGTGCCGGAGCATTGGGAGATTGTGCCTTTGCGAAGGTTGATTTCGGCAAATCGCCGAATTACCTACGGGATAGTTCAGCCGGGAGAGCCAGATGAAAACGGCCGATACATGGTACGTGGGCAGGACTATTCTTTTGGATGGGCTCGTGCTGACAGCATCTTTAAAGTTTCTGACTCGGTTGAGGCACCTTACAAGAGGTCCAGGTTGATGCCAGGTGATTTGGTGATGACAATTGTTGGTGCGGGCGTCGGAAACCTGGCAGTGGTTCCAGAATGGTTGGACGGGGCAAACATCACCCAAACGACAGCCAGGCTCGCGATTGACCCGACCCAGGCGGATTCTCGATTTGTGAGGGCGGTGCTCGATGGACCAATCGGCAAGCGAAGTGTCGGGTATTTTGCGAAAGGCGCTGCCCAACCCGGACTAAATTTAGAGCATGTGAAGTTGTTTACGGTGACGGTTCCTCCCCTAACGGAGCAGAGAGAAATTGCCGACTATATAGAGGGTCTAATTCGTGGTCTCGAGTCCCTTGAAGCGGCAGCAAGGGCCGCGATTTTACTCCTACAAGAACGCCGCACCGCGCTAATCTCCGCCGCCGTAACCGGCAAGATAGATGTTCGTAATTATGCCTCCACTCAAAAGGACGCCGCATGAACCTCCACAAAGAGATAAACTTCGAAGAAGACATTTGCGAGCATCTTTCAAGCCATGGGTGGCTTCATGCTGACGGGGATGCTGCCAAATACGACCGAACGCTTGCGCTCTTTCCTGATGACGTTATCGCGTGGATTCAGGAGTCTCAGCCAGCGCACTGGGAGGCTGTGACAAAGAACCACGGCGACCAGGCTGCAAAGACGGTTCTCTCTCGCCTTCGGGATTCTATCAATCAGCGTGGAACGCTCGATGTTATCCGTAATGGATTCGACGTGATGGGAGTGCGTAAGCGACTCTCGATGGGCCAATTCAAGCCTGCGCTCGCGCTTAACCAAGAAACCATGGCAAAGTATGCAGCCAATCGGTTGCGAGTTGTGAGGCAGGTTCGCTACTCGCTTCATAACGAAAATGCCATCGATGCCGTCCTTTTCCTTAACGGCATTCCGGTCGCAACAGTGGAGTTAAAGACGGACTTTACGCAGAGCATCGATGATGCAGTCGACCAGTATCGCTTCGACAGACATCCCTCGCCAAAAGGGCAAGCTCCCGAGCCTCTCTTGTCCTTTCCAAACGGAGCCCTTGTTCACTTCGCGGTAAGTAACAGCGAGGTGCGGATGACAACGCGGCTTGAGGGGCCTAAGACTGCCTTCTTGCCATTTAATAAAGGCAACGAGGGTGGCGCAGGGAATCCCCTCAATAAAAACGGCCATCGGACGGCATACCTCTGGGAGGAGGTATGGGAGCGCCATAGTTGGCTTGAAATCCTCGGTCGCTACGTTGTTGCAAAGAAGGACAAGAAGCAGCAGATTGAGAGCATCATTTTCCCTCGGTATCACCAGCTCGACGGCACGCGAAAGCTGCAAGCTGCTGTGCTTAGCGAAGGCCCAGGCAGGAAGTACCTCATCCAGCACTCCGCTGGTTCAGGAAAGACAAATTCCATCGCGTGGTCGGCTCACTTCCTCGCGGACCTCCACGACGCAGAGCACAAGAAGATATTCGACTCTGTGCTCGTAGTCTCCGACCGAAACGTTATTGATGGACAGCTTCAGGATGCCGTATATGGTTTCGAGCGCACCGCCGGTGTGGTCGCGACCATTAAGGGAGAAGGGGGCAGTAAGAGCGCCGAACTTGCAGAGGCCCTCTCTGGTGACAAGAAGATAGTGGTGTGCACCATCCAGACCTTCCCATTTGCTCTGAAAGCCGTCCAAGAGTTGGCAGCGACTCAAGGTAAACGATTCGCCGTTATCGCGGATGAAGCTCACAGCTCACAGACCGGTGAAGCCGCTGCAAAGCTTAAGAGTCTTCTCTCCGCAGAGGAACAGCAAGAGCTTGAGGACGGCGGAGAGGTGAGCACTGAAGACCTCCTTGCCGCTCAGATGGCGAGCCGCGCGAGCGAATCAGGAATCACCTACGTTGCATTCACCGCGACGCCGAAGTCTAAGACGATGGAGCTCTTCGGTCGTAGACCAGACCCATCTCTTCCACCATCCGAGACGAATCTGCCCGTGCCGTTTCACGTGTACTCGATGAGGCAAGCTATCGAGGAGGGATTCATCCTCGATGTGTTGCAGAACTACACCTCATACAAGTTAGCCTTTCAGCTCGCGAGTAACGGAAAGGAGTGGGACGAAAAGGAAGTTGAGCGTAGCGCCGCGATGAAGGGCATCATGGGATGGGTGCGGCTTCACCCCTACAACATCTCCCAAAAGGTTCAAGTCGTTGTAG